TTAGAATTCGAAAACCGTTTCCGGACCGTCACCGACGAGGTCGCTGAGCTGCGAGACCGCCAGAGTGCCCCCGGTGACCGGCGCTCCGAAGGTCGCGATCTGATCGGCGGCGGACAGTGCGAACTGCGGCTCGTCCACCAGATATTCGGCCGTGCCGTTCTGCGAGGACAGGCGAAGCCGGTAGCGTTCCCGCCCTTCGGCAAGCGGCACGTCGACATGGTCGGGCCAGCCGAAGCCACGCCGGCTGCGGCGGATCCAGCAGACGTTCAGCCCCGCATCCGCGCCGCGCCGCATATGGATATGGACTGGGGACAGGGGCCGCAGATTGGCGCCGCTGATCGTAACCGCCTCCACAGGAACCAGGGGAAGCGAGTCGGCAGGCCCTGCGGCCTTGATATGAATCGTTCCACCCAGCCGGTCCAAGGGCACATCGAAGGGCATGATCGCTTCGGGTTCCAACAGCAGGAACGCCTCGCCCTCGACATGGGTCGCCATGGCTGCTTCTGTCCCGCGGCGTCCTCTCAGCAATTCGCTCAATCGCCAGCGCCGAGGCGCGATCTCCTCCGCGCGGCAGAACTGCAGAAGCTCGTCGCCGACCTTCGCCAGATTGGCGCCGGACAGGACCGCGTTGCGGCTGGCATTCTCCAGCGCCTGGTCGTCCAGCATGTCGACGATCACGGAGGACTGCATGTCCCAAAACGAAGAATCCGCACTCATCGGAACCGCCGATACGCGCCCCATCTTCGCGGCCGTGCTGATCACTCCGATGGAACGCCAGCTTTCCTCGGCGTCCAGGCTCGCCCAGATCTCGGCATATCGCCAGCCCGGGCTGCGTCCCCCCGCGGCGATGCGCAGCCGGATCGAACTGTCCGGGTCGCCGTCCATCGGCGGCAGTTCGAAGACGCGCGTGACGGTCTCGCCTTGCGGTATGTCCGCCTCCACCCGCGGGGTTCCGCCGTCGGCGGCTGGCGGGGTCTGCGGTCCCGCCCCCACCCGCTGCTCGACCGACAGCGTCACCGTGAACCCCGCAATCTCGGTCCCGGTCACGGTCCACTCGCTGCCGTCCGACAAGCGGATCGCGTCATTCGGCGCGAGATGGATGTGATGGAACGGCAGCCGCAGCTCTCCTGACCGGCGCCTGTCCCACAGGCGCCTCAAACAGGCTTCCGCCACCTGCTTGGCCCGGCCGGCATGCAGAGACACCGGCAATTCGATATGCCGAACGCCGGCTTGCCGGGCACCGACGCGAAAGCTGCGCTGGACACCCGGCTGGAAGTCTCGGTCCGGATCGGCGGCAGCCAGGGTCAGGATGCCGGGCGATCCGCTCGCCGCGCTCCTGACGTCACGTCTCCGTTCACCGATGGTTTCCCCGCCCACCAGGTCGGATGGCGAAACCTCCCATGCCTTCGTCTCGGCGGGACCGGCAATGTGCAGTCCTACGGGCGAGGCGAGCACCTTGTGCGGAACGATCGGTGCCAGCACGCCCAGCAAATCCTTCAGCGCGGAATGGCTGGCCGCCGAAAAGCCGGTCATGTCCCCCGTCAGGCGACTGGCGGACATCTCCACATCGCACGCCGCGCCCAGATCTTCTACGATCGTCTCCGGTGCAGCGGACCCCGCGAAGATTTCGAAGCTCAGGTTCGGAATGCGATTGGCGAAATCGGCGAGTTCCAGATCTTCGAACACGGCATAGGCCAGTCCGCGAAACGCGGGCGCGTGGCCCGGCCCCAGTGCCGCTTCGATCAGCGTATCGGGCGTCTGCCGTTCGCTGCCGTCATAGACGCGAACTCGCCCGCCGGACCGCATGTCACCCGCCGCGCCGCGAAGCAGCTTGCCGTCCGCCCAGATGCGGCCGACCCCGTCGATGCGCCTGCCGGCCAGTGCGACGGCGAAACTCGCCGAATAGGAGTAGCTTGTCGTGCGACCGCCGCTTTTCTTGCCGCCGCCCGATCGATGAGCCGTCTCGCGCAGCCCATCCGACCAGATCAGCGTGCCCGCGCTGCGCATGACGCCGTAGTGCCGCGCCAGGGGAGCGCCGTAATCGCCGCTTTGCACCGACAGATCGCTCAGACGCGGTCCCTCGCGATTGCCGCCACGATCCAGCAGATGGGAATCGACCCGCGCGCCGATCAGCGATCCGACGGCACCGCCGATCGGACCGGCAACCAGCGTTCCGGCGGCCGATAGCAAAAGTGTCGCCATGTCAGTCCGTCCTGTCGTTCGCTTCAGGCGCGCGCCAGACCGCGCGAAGGTTCCACTCTGGCGGCGGGGTGGTCTCCACGACCCGCCGCAGCGAAAAATCGGTGTGGATAAGGGTTCGCCCGGCATGCACCGCCAGATGATGCTGGCCCGGCCCGGCTTCGAATTCCAGAATGTCGCCCGGCGCAGCGTCTGCGGCGTCGACCCGGATCAGCCCCGCCGAACGAAGGCCGTCGGCAAGGCGACGCCTATTGTCGGCCCTCAGCGAATAATCTGCGGGAACGTCGGGCCTCAGCCCGGCCCCCGCCAGCCCGACGAGCACGAGGCCGACGCAGTCCAGGCCGCGGCGCGGGCAGCGGCCCTGTGGCCGGGCGGGGCAGCCCAGCGCCGTACGCGCCTGCGCGACGATTTCGAATGCGCCGGCCATGCTACAGGCCCGGATAGCGCATGACCGAATCCTGGCCCGGCACGTGCGACTCGCCGCGAAAGTTCAGCGCGTTGCCGAACCGTTCGCGGCATGTCGAGAAGCGTCGGTCGCACCCCTCGGTCAGAAGCAGGCGATCCCCGACGCTGAGCGTTGCGGCACTCCGTTCGAACAGGATCCTTGAACCCTGCGCCCGCGAAATCCCCAGTCGCACCCCGGCCAGCGCACCGGACACGACCAGCGCCGTGCCATAGGTGAAGTCGCCGGCGGGCAGTTCGCGATCCACTGCAATCTCTTCCCCCGCCATCACGCTGGCGACCGCGGCGCGCAGGCGATGCCGGGTCAGATCGACCTGGCAGCGCCTGTCGCCGAGGGCGGCGCGGCATTCCGGGCTCGTCAGTTCGACGGGAATACGGTCGAGCGCCGCCGCCGACGTCAGCAGGTCCGCTGAAAACGCATGTCCTTCCGCCACGACCGCGCCCAGCTCGCCCCGCATCAGCAGCACGCCGCCCGCCTGCGGCCGGGTCCAGTCGATCAGATGCAGTTCGACGCGCGCACCGTCATAGCGGCCCGCATCGAGGTCGGATGAAGAGATGCAGGCGTGGGAAAGGACGCCCGCAATCTCTGCGCCGGGCGCTGTCCCGCCCTCTTCCTCGGCAATGGCTGACGGACGTATTCCGGGGCCGGGTTCGTACCGCAATCCGTCGAACCAGATTGCCCGGTCATGCGTCGTAAGGCCGAGCGCGATGCCATCCGGACGATCGATGCGCCACAGATAGGAAAGGCTTGTCAGCTCCCCGTTCAGCGATGCTTGCAGCGCCTCGGATACTCTGCGCATCAACCGTCCTCCCGCACTTCGATCAGCGGGATCGACGGAATCTCGCCCGCGCGCCAGCCGCCGAGCGATGCCGTCAGCCGGTCTTCGGCGAAGCGGACCGGCACGTCGAAGTGGAAGCCCGCCGTGACGCCGCCGGCGGTGGGGGCCTCGTCGAAGCGAACGACGCCGCCGGGCCTCAAACTCCAGCCCGCTGCGCGCGGCTCGCCGCCCACTGCGATGCGCAGCGATGCCGCGTCCGGCCGGGTAATGCGCCTGACCTCCGCATCCGCGCTCTCGCCATAGCGTTTCAGAAGGGGGAAGTCGGTGCGCAGCCCGTCCGCCGTTCCCAGATACTGGTCGAAGGGGCCGACGTTTCCGCTCGCGCTGGCATGATCGAACGGATCGCGGAAGCGGAAGCCATGCGCCCTCCCCTTCCGCGCGCGAAAGAAGTTCAGAACGGCGATCAGGTCGTCTTCGGAGCGTACGCCCAGACCCGCATCGAACTGCAGCCGGCCCGCCGCCCAGACGCTGGACCGCTGTTCCCGCCCCGATACCATCTCGGTGACTTCCGTCAGAAATTCGGGCCCGCCGCTGGCGCCTGCGCCGACCGACAGCGGAAACCGCACATCGTGAAAGGCCTCCATGTCCTCCCCCTCTCCCACGTCATAGAAGGTGAAACCGTCACGCATGACCTGCGGCAGCGCCCAGACGAACGTGCGGGATACCTCGGAATTCAGCGCATCCTCCGCCGCCGACGCGATGCGCGTCCAGGCCGCCGGCGCCCCGGCATTCAGAACGAAACCCGAAAAATAGTCCTGCGCCGCCGCCGGATAGCCAAGGGTCTCCGTCACGGCGGCCCGGGCGCGGCGGGATGCGCCGACATCGCCCGCCAGCACGAAATCATAATCCTCCAGTTGCAGGCAATCGAAGGCGGGATAGGCCCAGGCTGCGGGCATGTTCACCGTGCGCAGCCATTCCGCGTCGTCCGTCAGCACTTGCGGGGCATAGAAAAGCAGCGCCGTACGCACATTGGCGGCCGCTCCGCGCGCCGCGTCCGCCAGCGACAGGACCGAGGCGCCCAGTACGCCTCCCAGCCACTCGGCATATGCGCCTTGCGCAGCGTTGAATTCATCATGGGTGTCGGTGATGGGATCGCCTGGATCACCAGAATAGGCGCTGAGCGCTGCCGCGTCGTAGAAGCAGGGGACGCGGTCGTCGCCAAAGCCCGTCCACCACCATGGCTCGCCGACCTGGAACCACGGCTCTTTTGAAAAGGCCCCGCCGATCTCCATCAACGCCCCGGCAACGCGGCGCAGCCATGCCATCGCATCGTCGTTCGCTGGCGAAAGCAGCGTCGAGGGCGGCTCCCATCCTGTCAGCGCCGGCCGTCCGTCATGCGCACGCTGCTTCCAGTCCTCTGGCGCATAGGCATCGAACAGTTCGTAGCTCAGCGACCAGATCGGCGTGATGTCATCCTCGGCGGCCAGCGCCGCGAAGTTCCGGAACCAGGCGCGCGCCGGCTCGCACAGCGGGTCGCCGCTGCCGGAAACGCGAAAGACCGGCTCTCCCGCCGCGGTCGCGCCCGGCGCCACACGCATGAAATGGCTCATGCCGACATACAGCGTCAGCCAGTCGCGATAGCCCAGCGCCCGAACATTCCTGAGGATACGCGTCGGTGTCAGGTCGTACTGATCGTCATATCCCGTCGCCATGCGAAGCGCGTGCGGCGGAACGGACGCATCGCCCTGTTCCAGAACCGCGCCCGCGCCTTCGGCGTGCAGATCCTCCAGCACGACGCTGCCCGCCGCCGGCGCGGGCAGCGGGGCGTCGCTGCGCGTGAACCCCGCCGGCACCAGCGATACGAACATGCGATCGATGTCGCCCGCCCAGACCGGGTCGCTCTCGCCCGGCAGCAGGAACCCGCCCTCCATCGCATCGAAATCGAGCGTGATGCGGGCATCGTCCGGCGCGCCGTCGGCATAATTCCACAGCCGCACATACCAGGTCTTGTCCTCGCCGCCTTCGGTCCGCCCCTCGATCGTCAGCGTGGGCCCGTCTACGGCATCGAGCGGCCGGACCTCCCCCTCGCTGCGCCAGCGAAAGCGAAGCGCCAGCCCGCGATAATCGCGCCGCGTCTCGTAACGCAGCAGCGGGTGATCCCGGCGATCTTCGCTCTCCCAGATCAGCCCGGCCAGGTCGTTCTGCTTCAGAAAGGCCAGATCCACCTTCAGGGATCCGGGCTGCGGCACCGTCACCGCCGCCATCATCGGTCTTGGAAAGTTCAGCGACCAATGCGCCGCGTCGAACCGCATCATCCAATCGGTCCGCACATGCGGCCGCGTGCCGTCCGCAAGATAATGGCTCATCGCCCGCCCCCGATCTCGCGCTGCACGGCGCGGGCGACCTGCCGGGCGCTGCGCTGTAACAGGGCCGGCTGCGCGGCGCTGCTCGCCACGTTGACATTGATGGTGACGGCGCTGCCGGTCGCTGGGGCTCCCGCCTCGACCCGGCCGCTTACCGTCGGCACGAACAGCTCCGGTCCGCGCTCGCCAACTCTGTAGGCCCGTCCCGGGGAAACCGGCCCGCCAGTGGCGCGCCCCGGCGCGCCCAGCAGGCTCATCGCCGCACCGGAAATCAGGCTGCCCAGGCCCGCGCCGCTCCCGCCGATGGCGGTCCGCAGCTGCGCCTGCGCGATCTCAGCCAAAACCGACAGCGCGCTTCGCTTCAGATCGTCGAAGCCGAACTTGCCGCTGCGAATGAAGCGGCCCATCGCGTTCTCCATCGCGCGTCCGGCCTGCTCGACGCCCGTGGTCAGCGGCCCCTCGACCAGCGAACGCATCTCGCCGACCCCGGCGGCGAAATCGCGCGTGTCCGCCCGCACCCTCAGTACGAGCGTTTCCAGCTCTTCATCCATTCTCACGCTCCAGTTCCTGCAGTTCCGCGCCGGTCAGCGGCGAAGCGCTCTCGGCGCCCGGTTCGCTGATGGCGGACAGGGCCAGCGCCAGTTCGGCGGGCGTCGCCTGCCAGAATTCGCTCGCCGTCCAGCCCAGCGCGCCGCATGCCGCACGGCCGGCCGCCAGCGCGGCCTCGGCAAAGCGCGTCACCGGCCGCTCAGGATTTGCGACAGCAGCTGCTTCAGCGCCGGCGTCACGGCCGCCAACCCCTGCTGCACGACCGCCTCGCTCATTTCGGCCCGCGACAATGCCGTATCGGTGCGGCAGTGCCAGAACAGCGCCGCCATTTCGGCAAGCGTCAGCCCGCCCTCTGCCGCCCGCTCGACCAGCGCGAACAGCGGCCCCAACTCCTCTTCGGCGGCGCACAGAGCCGCGAAACTGGGCCGCACCACCACCGGCCCCTCCGGCAGGGGCAGCACGGCCTCGCCCCGCAGGGCCGTTCCCGGCCTCAAGCGGCCACCACCGGCCCGGCGCTTTCCAGGCTCAGCGTATAGGTCCGCTCCCCGCCGAAATCGCCGGCATAGTCCAGCCGCGTCACCAGAAACGGCCCGCTCAGCATCTCGCCGCTTTCGAAGGTCAGGCGGTACGCCGCGACCGTTCCGCCCAGCGCATGCGCCTTCAGCCGCGTCTCCGCGGCAGAGCCGTTGAAGACGCCCGCGCCCGATACGCTGACGGACCGCGTACCGGCCTCGGACAGGATTTCCCGCCAGCCGGCCGAATCCTTGTTCGTCGTCACGACGGGCTCGGCATTGATCGACATCTGCGTCGTGCGCAGGCCGGCCACCGTGTCGAATGTGGCGGGATCGCCGCCATCCGACAGTTTCAACAGAAACGCACTTCCCTTCTCCGCCGCCATCGCGCCGTCTCCTCTTGTCTTCGCGTTGAATTGGTCTCGTCGGCGCGGCGGCGTTCAGCCTTCGATCACCGCCTCGAAATCGATGGATCCGCTGACCGCGCCCGCCCGCACATCCCGCCGCGTCTCGCTGCGCAGGAAGCTCAGGCGCACCAGCCGCGCCTCGCCCAGATCGGGCTGCAGCAGCAGGACGGCGCGCTCGGCTTCCGCCATGGCGGGCTTCAACCGCGACACGGCCGCGCCCGCCATCCACAGCGTGACGGCAAAGCGGTGGCGGTGCAGCCGCACGCCAGTGCCGCCGATGCTGCGCACCATGTCCGGACCGATTCCGACATAGGGCAGCGGGGTGCCACCATCCGCGCCGTCGACGACGGGCCATCCGGCAAGCGCCGGCGTGCCGCGCAGCGCCGCCCGGACAGCCTGCTGCAGGGCAAGAGCGGCGGTCATCCGCCCGTCTCCCCCAGCCACGCGGCCGGCCAGCGCAGCCGGGCGTCCGCCAGGCGCCGTCCACGCGGAACGCGCACCCGAATGTCTCCACCATCGACCGTGGCGCGCAGCCCCAGATCGCGCTCGATACGCTCCGCCGCGCGCTCAGCCGACTGCCGCACGCGCCGTGCGGTCAGGCGCCGGGCCCCCTGGGCCAAGCCGTTCATCGCATCCCTCATTCCGCCCGCTCCTCCGCAATCATTTCGCTGATCGCCGCGTCCCGCGGATCGTCGGTGCGCGACAGCACCACCAGCGTCCGGCCGCGCCAGCGCAGATGACTTCCCACCATCGGCGCCGCTTGCCGCCGCATGCGCACCCGCCAGCGGCGTGCCGCGACCATCCGGTCCCCAAGCACCGCCGGCCCGGCCGGCAGCGGGACGATGGCGGCCCAGGCGGCAGCACCCGGCGCGGGCTCCCCCGCGGCACCGGCCGCGTTCCTGCCCCCCTCCTCCAGCCGCATCACCCGCTCGCGCAGCGTTCCGGCGATCCCGCTCATGACAGGCGCACCCGTCGCCAGGGCCGCCACAGCGCGGCAATGGCGGCCGGCGGTCCGCGCTCACCGTCGGCATCGCGGTGCGTGTAGAGATGCGCCGCCAGCCGCATGATTCCCTGTCGCACGGCTTCGGGCAGGCCGTTCCAGTCGGCACTCAGGCCCGCCTCGACTGTCAGGGCGGCGGTCGCGGCGCCGCTCGCGGGACGACAGCGGGCCCATCCATCGCCGGAAAAATCGATTTGCAGATCGACCTCCTCCGGCGAGACCGCCGCCGCTTCTCCCGCCGCCGTCAGCCCGCCCGTGCCCGTCACCCGGCGCAGCGGCGTCGGCGCCAGCCGGTGCCAGTTTCCGTCGGCCGGTATGCTGACCGCGCGGGCCTCGACGATGGGCACCTGGCCCGTAAAGGCTTCGCACAGGCTCGTCGCGGTCCGCACCAGCCCGGCCAGCAGGGCATCCTCGTCGCTCGTCTCGATGCGCAGATAGGCCTTCACCTCGTTCAGGGTTACGGCCAGCGGCGCCCGGTCTTCCCCGGCCGGGGCGACACTCAGCGTCATCGTTCGTCGATCCGGATGGACAGGCCGCGTGCGTCGGTGCGCCCGTCGGACAGCGTGACCCGGTTCGTGACGCGGTACACGCGCCCCGGCCGCCCCCCGCTCAGAATGACGGCGGTGCGGGACGGCAGTGTGCTCGCCGTCTCGACGATCAGTCCGCCCGGTTCAGCCGGATCGACGCGCCAGTCGCTGTCCGCCACGCTCTGGCCGTCCAGATACCCGGCGCCCCAATCGACGGCATAGTCGATCGCGGCGTCGGGGGTCTTCAGGTAGAACCCCATGCCTCTTCTCCTTTTTGTCGTGAAGCCGCGGCGTCAGCCGGCGGCGATGCTGCGCAGCCGCTGGTCGTCACCGGCGGCGGCGGTTCGGCCCGGACGGGCAGCCGCGATCCGCTCCTCCGGCTCGCCGTCATCCCCGTCATCGCCGCCGGGGTCCTCCCCGCCTGGCTCCTGCGCGGAATAGCTCGCCGAACGCGCGGCAAACGGCTCGGCGGCATAGCCGGCCGCGTCCCGCAGCGGTGCACTGACATCCGCCCGTCCCTGCTGATAGCGAACATGGCGGTCGGCGACATTTGCGTGGGTCAGCAGCACCTCGCCTGCCCCGGAAACCGCTGCGGCGACAGGCACCCAGACGCCTCCATCGGCCGACAATTCGAAGCCGCTGACGGCCTCGTTCTGGGCCAGGACCGCATTCTCTACCGTAAACACGATTCGCGTCCGGTCGGCGGCGGTCGCGGCCACGGAAACGACCCTCGGCCCGCGCCAGGCATTGCCGCGTCCAAGCCCGTTCGCGGCAAAGGCGTCGGCGAACAACCGTGCCGCGACGCCCTGTCCCGGCGCGCCGGGATGCAGGCCGTCGGCGCCCAGCGGAACGGTCAGCAGGCTTGCGGTCGCCGCCGCATGCGGATCGCCCTCGGCAAAGGACAGAAGCGCCGCCCGCACCGCCTGCAGATCGGCATTGGCAATGGCCGGATAATCGATGTTGTACAGCGGTCCGATCACCATCGGCAGCGATGGCTGGCCCGCCCGCTCTCGCAAATATCCCAGCATCTCCGACAGCGCCCCGGCGATCCGCCCCGCATGGGCTCCCGCTGCCGCATCCCGCTCGCCGCCCAGGTACAGCAGCCCCTCGCAGCCCGCCGCAAGCTGCGCGGCCGCATCCCCCAGCAGCGCCGAAATCGCCGCCGCGCCGCGTTCATGATCCCACCAGTGCCCCGCCCCGCTGTCGTTCGCCGCCAATATGCCGGCCGAGGACTTCGCCATATTGAGGAAACCGACGGGCGCGCCCGACAACGCGTGAAGGCGTTCGACAAAGGCCGCCTCGCCGGCCCCGGCAGGCGCTCGCCAGCGCCGGTCCTGCCGGTCGAAAACGCGGCCCGCCCCGGGCTCCGGCGTCGTCTGGCTCGCCGCAAAGCCCGTACCGTATGACCAGAAGGCCATGTTCGACTGACCCATTGCGACGATGCGCGCGCCGACCAACAGGCCCTCCGCGACGATGGCATGGGGGCCGCCCTCGCCTGCCCGGACTTCCAGGCGATAGGGTCCGCCGGTCGGCACCCGAAGCGTTCCGGCCCAGTCTCCGCCAGCCGGGGCCGGATCCAGTGTCTGCCAGCTTCCCCCCGGCAGATATCGGACATCGACGGTTTCGGTCTCCATGCCGCTATAGCTACCCGTCAGCGGCACGGCCGCATGGCCGTCGGCGCCGCGTTGCAGCACGCCCTCGATATCGACGGCCGCCGCGCCCGAAATGGCACCGCCGCCCGTGTCGATGTCCATGGCCGTGGTAAAGCTGTCCGGCGTGGTCAGCGCGGCGGCGAACGTGTCCACCAGCGCGTCGCTGGCCGCAGTGCGGTAGATGCCGCGAAACGCCACTTGCCCCATCATGGGGCTGTTGCCGCTTCCGATCAGCCAATATCCGATCCGCGCGTCCGAAAATGCCGCGCCGCCGCCTGCGCTGGCAAAGGCCTTGTCGCTGGTGCCGCCATTATAGACGACCGGCATATTGGCCGAATTGCGCTTTGCCGCGGCAAAAGCCCAGGCGCCGCCAGCCGGCCGCCGCGCCGAGCGCGCCCGGTTCGACGATCCGTTATACAGGTTCGCCTCCAGGAACCCGCTCGCATCGCTTCTCAGCCAGAACAGGCTGTTCTGGCCGCTGTCATGGGTTTCGCCATTGTCGAGCACGCCCAGTGTTGCCGTCTCGCCCGGGCGGTCGTTGCGATAAAGATACAGGTCGGTCAGTTCGCCGGACAGGTCGAACCCGCCCGCCAGAAACCCGTCTGCTTCCGCCCCCGGCAGCACCAGCGCCCGTCCCAGCGGCCCGCCGGTCGCCCCTGCCTGCGATTGCCCCCGCGCTGTCAGATCATGGCCGCCGCCCGTCCGGTCCAGCAGGCCGTGCCCGGTCCACACCGCCGCGAAATCCTGCCACACGCTGTGTGCACCGTTCGCAGCGCCCACCGCCGGACGCGTCTCGCCCCCCGTACGCCCGGTCCAGAAATAAAGGGCCGCGTCCGCTGTATCCGACACGGCGGGGTGGCGAACCGCCAGCAGTCCCGTTCCCGCTGCCCCGTCGAACGCCACCGGGTCGATGGGCAGTTCCTCCAGACCGGCCGCGTCGGCGGACGCGCGGATGTCGGCACCGTCAGGTCTTGCCGCGTCGGCCCACGGAAACAGGCCCGCATCGCGAACGAATAGGATCGCCGCGCCGGCATGGCCGCTCCCGACCTTCGCCCGGTCCACCATGCGCGCCGCTGCCAGCACATGCGTATCGCCCAGCGCCATGCCCTGCTCCCTCATCATCGATTTTCATCTGCCCCCCTGGACGCTCCGGCGCCGTTGGCGCGGCCCGGGAAGGGGGGAACCCGGGCCGCACCGTCTCGTCAGGCGCTCAGGCGCAGCACCTTGATCGCGTCCGAATTGGCGACGCCGCCGCCGACCCGCTTCGTTGCGTAGAAGTGGACGAACGGCTTGTTGGAATAGGGATCGCGCAGGATCCGCGTCGCCGTGCGCTCGGCGATCACATAGCCCGCCTTGAAATTGCCGAAGGCGATGGGCGCGGCCCCCGCCGCCATATCCGGCATGGCCTCCGCCTCCACGACAGGGTGGCCCAGCAGGGTCCCGGGCGTTCCCGCCTCGATCCCCGCGCGCCACAGGAAATTGCCGTCGCCGTCCTTCAGCTTCCGCACCGCCGCCAGCGTCGCGGAGTTCATGACGAAGCACGCCCCCTGGCGCAGCGCAGGCTTCACGCTGTGGACCAGGTCGACCAGTGGATCGGCGTCCGGCAGCACGCCGTCCACGCCGCTATCCACATGCTGCAGCGTTCCGAACGGACGCTCCCCGTCCGCCGCGGCAGAGGTGGGGTAGGTCATGAAGCCTTTCGGCATGTCCTCGCCCGTTCCCGCGACGAAGGCGTCACCCTCCGCATGCCCGAACTCGCGGGCGATCTCCTCGGCCAGCCAGCGCTCCACGTCGAAGCCGGCATCGTCCAGCATCGTCTGCGTCGCCGCCGGGTTGGCGTACAGTTCGCCCATCGGCGGCGCGACCTCGGCAAAGGCGGCCGTCTCCGTTTCCCCGCGCAGCGCCTCTTCGGACACCCAGCCCGACTGGATGCCGCCGACGGCGACCAGCTTTCGGTAGTGCGCGCTGCCCACCGGCACCACGTTCGCCACCGCGCGGATCGGACTGGTCGCCGCCACCATCGTCTCGATCATGCGATCGATTTCCACCGGCACGGCATAGCCGCCCTCCGGCCCGCTGGCGGTCGACAGGGACTTCAGTTCCGGCGCGCCGTCCTGCCCCTTGCGCAGATAGGCGTCGGCAAAGGCTTTTCGCTCACCGCCATCCGCATCCACCTTCGTACCCAGCGCGGGCCGCTGCCCGGCCACCATTCGCGCCGACAGCGACTTCACTTCGTCCTTCAGCGCGGCGATATCCGCCGCCATCATGCCCTCGGCGGCATCCTCGAACGCCGCGGCCTCCTCGGCCTTCATTTCATAGTCCATCATTGCTCCTCTTCGCCAAAAAGTCCGATCACACGCGCCAGCGGCTGCATGGGAAAGGTGACCAGCGACACCTCCACCAGCTCCAGGTCCAGCAGCTCGCGCAGTCCCCGCGCCCGGTCGCGCCGCGCCCGCCGCGTGCGGTATCCGAAGGACAGGCCCGACAGCGCTCCGGCCCGCACCAGCGCCGCCGCCTCGGCCGCGCCGCGCGACCGCCGCGCCAGTTCCGCCACGATGCGCAGGCCCCGCGCATCCTCCTCCGCATGCACCAGCCGCCCCACCGGCCGCTCCGCGCCGTGCTGCCACAGCAGCGGCACGCCCTCCGCCCGCACGCCGGCAAAGGCGCCTCGCCGCACCACGTCCCGGCCCCTGTCGGGAACGTCGAACACGGCGGCGTAGCCGGCCAGGCGCAGCGCGCCCTCGGTCACTATCTGCATCCTGTCGTCCTTATGTGCGGGCGGCCTTGCCGCCTCGTCCTCACCCGGTCGCGGTCAGCCGCTCACCGTTCCCCTGAAGCCGGCGGCATAGGCGATGCCGATCAGCAGGCCGGCCAGCATCAGCCGCACCAGCCACTGCATCGCCGCCTTGCCCGCCGACCGTTTCGCATCGCGCCACGCGCCCAGCAGCTCGCGCAGTTCGCCGACGTCCGCGCCCGCCTTGCCATCCTGTAGTCCCACGCGCTCTAGCGCCCGCCGCGCCCCGGCCTCCGACGATTCCTCGACCAGCGCGCGCAGCGTCACCACATCGCACCCCTTGGCATTCGCCTGGGCGATCAGTCCGGCCAGGATCGTGTCGTTGCTCATTTCCGAACTCCTTTCGATCCGCCCGTTTTTGCACAGTGTCATCGGCTGTCCCCCTGTCCGCCAGCAGACAGGGGAAACGCGCTCACTCGGCCAGCCCCAGAACCCGTTTCTTCTCCTCCGGGGTCAGGAAATCGGCTTTCGACACCCGCTCCCACATCAACGCCCGGTCGGCGGCCAGCGCCGGCACCTTGTCCAGGTCGACCGACACGCGCGCGTCCGGCCACCAGCCTTGCAGCCAGCCCGTCAGCGCCTCGCAGATGCGGCCCGCCATCGGCAGCACGGACAGTCGCCACAGGGCCCGGTTCGCCTCCGCGTAATTTGAGTAGGTGTTGTCGCCCGGCAGTCCCAGCAGCATCGGCGGCACGCCCAGCGCCAGCGCGATGTCGCGCGCCGCTGTCCGCTGCCCCTCGGCGAAATCCATGTCCGCCGGCGACAGCGACAGCGGCTGCCAGGTCAGCCCGCCCTCCAGCAGCAGCGGCCGCCCCGCCCGCGCCGCGCCGGAAAAACCCTCCTCCATCTCGCTGCGCAGCCGCGCGAACTGCTCCGTCGACAGGGCGCTGCCGTCGCCGCTGTCGAACATCAGCGCGCCAGAGGGCCGCGCCGCATTCTTCAAGAGCGCCCGGTTCCATCGCGCCGCCTCGTTGTGCGCCGCGATGGCGCCCGCCGCCGCATCCAGCGCGCCCAGCCCGTACAGATCGTCCAGCGGTGACAGCGTGCGGATATGCAGGACGCCCGGTCCTTCCTCGCCGCCGGCCGGCAGCGGCACCTCCGCCGCGCCGCCACGGTACAGGAACCCGCATGGCCAGCCCGATGCGTCGGTTTCGATCCGCACCCGGTCCGGCGCCAGCACGTGCAGTTCGGCGGGTCGGCCGCCCCCGTCCAGCGCTGCATTCACATAGGCATTGCCGTGCAGCAGCAGATGCGCGGCCAGCCGCTCCATCATCGCCGCGCCCGACAGCCTTTCGTTCGGCCGCGCCAGCAGCGCCGCGACGCCGTCTCCGCCCGCGATTGTCAGCGGCGCGCTTCCGGCCGCCTCCGCCAGCAGCCGCACCGCGCGGCTCGCAACCGGATTGCGCTCCATCGCCTCCCGCGCCCGCGCCGTGTATCCGCGCGGGGGTTCGGCGTCCTCCACGCCCAGCAGCATGGCCGGAAAGCGCGCAGGCGAAACCGGACCGGATGCCTTGCGGCCCGGCCAGTCGAACATGATTCGTCTCCTGTATGTGTGTCCGAAACGGGGCCGCGCCCTGCGCGGTCCTAAAGCTTCCTGATCTGCGGCCGCACCGGGCGGCCCAGCATCAATTCCGTCAGCGCCCAGACCAGCGCGTCGGCGCGGTCGGGACTGTGCCCCGGCCCCTCATAGCCGCCGCCCTGCATCAGGCCGCACAGTTCGTCCTCCAGCTCCGGCATGGTACCGACATGATGAACCTTGCCGGATCCGTACAGCGTCGCGACAGGCTCGGCCCGCGCGCTTTTTCCCCGGCTCGCACGCACCAGCTTGGGCGCCGCCGTCACCCCGGCGGCGGCCAGCACGCTGCCGACCATGTCGCCGCCATTGTTCACCTCCGCCACGACCAGATCGACCTCGTACACCTGCTGCGCCGCCGCCACCGTCGCCGCCCACAGTTCCGGCCCGCCGGGAACGGTCAAGTCGGCCAGCACATAGGCCTTGTCGTCCGCCCCCAGCGCCGCCAGCACCAGGCCGCATTTCGCCGATGCCGCGCCGCGCCCGCCCGCCGGCGGATCGACGCCCAGCACGACCCGGCGCATTGCCTCTCGCGGCGGCGCCGACGCGACCCGGCATCGTTCCAGCAGCGCCCGCGTCCACAGCGCCCCCTCGAAATCCTCGATCAGTTCGCCGCCCAGTTCCTGCCGTCCCAGCGCGGTGCCGCCATAGGCACGCTCCATCGCCCGCAGGAAGCTCGCCGGCAGCGCCAGCCTGTTGTCCGCCGTCGCACCGCGCGTCACGGCGACATCGGGATCGTCCAGCAGCCGCTTCAGCAAGGGCGAGGGCTTCGGCGTCGTCGTCAACAGCAACCGGGGATGCGATCCCAGCCGCAGCCCCATGCGCAGGTTGGATAGCGTCTGCTCCCCATTCGGCCATTTTGCCAGTTCGTCGCCCCATGCGGCGTGATGCTCGGGACCGCGCAGGCTGTCCGGCACCTCCGCCGAATAGAGGATCGCCGCCGCGCCCGTCTCCTTCCAGCGAAGCAGTCGCCGCGCCGGGAAGAAATCCGGTCGCATCTCCGGCGCGCCCAGGTTGAGGAGGCCGGACGCCCCCTCCACCATGACCCGCCGCACCTCGTCCACGGTGGACCCGACAAGGGCGATGCGCGCGCCGCGAACGGTCTCCGCGATCGTCCGCACCCATTCCGCCCCGGCCCGCGTCTTTCCGAAGCCCCGCCCCGCCAGCATTAACCAGATCGGCACATCGCCCGTGGCGACGGGTGGCGGCGGCAGCTGTTCCGCCCGCGCCATGAATTCCCAGTCGTGCAACAGATCTGCGGCGTCCTCCCCCGACAGACCGGCCAGCACGGCGCTGCGAACCTCGGCATCTGCCGCCGCCAGATCGCCAAAGCGAACCGGCCGCCCCGTCAAGGGGCTGCGTCCTTCAACGTCCCGGCCGCCCGCTCGACCGCCGCCGCCAGCGTTTCCCGCGCCCGCGCCTGCCGTTCCCTCAGCGGCTCCGACGGCCCGCCGCCGCCCGGCCCGGCCTCCGTATGCCGGCTGATCAGGAACATCGCCACACGGTCCGGATACTCGACGAACTCCCCGCGCTTTTCGCCGCTGTAGAAATAGGGCTTCCGGTCCCCGTGCAGCGCCCGTTCCAGCAGGCGCATCTCCAGGGTGCGGACACCGTCGCGCAGGGCAGCGTCCCAATCGTCGGCGAACTCCGGATCGGTGCGGCGGCGAAGATAGACCAAACTTTTCGACACCCCCGCCCGCTCGGCCGACAGTTTGACGTTCGCCGTCTCGCCCAGCGCGGCCAGAAACTGGGCCCTGCGCCTTTTCGTCCAGCCGCCTTCGCGAACGCGCTCCACCCGAACACGCTTTCCGCCCCGCGTGCTGCCGCTCGAAATGATCGTCTCTCTCTCCTGCGATCGCGCCAT